ATAGAGTTAAATAACTTTTCTTCATTTACAACTGGGATACTAGCAGACAAGATTCTATGTAAGATTTCTACACACTCCCCGGATACTATATTGTAAGTATGGTCAGTAGCATATAGCGGTCCCCAAGAATCTTTGTAATTATAATACCTGTTGGTAAATAATACTTTACTTCCAATAGAAGTTTCTAAATCAGGAAACTGTAGAAACTTAGCTTGTATAGCAGCTATATCAAAATCGGTATTTATATAATAGTGCTTAAGATCAATCTTCTCAGTACCAAGAGTTTGTGCAGGTTCATAGTTTATATGCTTTAAGATGTTATTCTCATTACCTATAAACAAGTCTGCCCTAGATATATCATGGGTAATAGTAATTCCATGCATCTTACAAATCTCTCTGAACTGCACCTGTGTATACATACAATTGGGAAGAATATAAGCCCTACTCTTTTTAGCTACAGTAGGCATATCTCCACCAGTCAATAGTTTGTGAATCTTTGGTAGATCCTCATCAGTTACGCTATACATATTGTATAACTCAACTGTATCTTTAGGAAAAGCTATAATCGGCATAGCCTCCCCGATAAAGGGAAGCTGTGCCAACATAGTAGCTGTAACCTTATTAGAGCTTAGATTAGCTTTCATTATTTTACGGCCATTTTAACGATCTCGGGATTAAGCATGAGCTTAGTAAACTTGGCTTTGTTGCCATTAATAATACCTTTTACAATTGCATACTTAAGGTCATTGGTGAACAAGTCCTTATCTGTGATAAAGTTTGTTACACGGTCAATGATCTTTTGGTCAACAGTATTTGTATTAGAATAGTGTACGGTATAGTTAATCAAGCGATGTGCTAGTACACTAGCAATATCTGCACGATAATCATTACCGTCTACTTTACCCATAGTACTACCCATCTGACCTTTAATATGCTCCCAGTTAGTATGCGTTAACATGTCTTTAGGAGAAACCATTTGATCCAACTTGTTATGGATAAACGTAGTAAATAGAGTAGCAAACTCTGCACCTACACTACCTTCACCAATCATCTGCACTAGTGGCAAGTGTTCTTCAAAGTTCTCTAAGCTAGAGATACTGTTAAAGAAAGTGGTGATACTACGAGCATTAGTCTTCTGAGTTACAGTCTCAGGGTGCATCAACAAGAAGTTAATACAACGAGAGTCAATCTCATTTTGCTCAGCCCAACGAGCCCAGCACTCTGCATCAAACTTTAAGTTAGTAGTAATAAAACGAGTCTTTTGAGCAACGTCAATACTAGTAACATTATAGTCTCCATTATCTGGATTAGTAGTCAAGATGATGTGCCAGTCCTTTGGTAGCTTCCAAGAGATATAAGTTTGACGGTCAATTAACTCCATACACGCCTGCAAGAATCTGCTGTCTGCACGAGTATAGTCATCAAGAATTAAGATACCACCTTCTTCTTTACCCTGTATCCATTCTGGAGTAGCATGAGACATGCGCTTCTCTCCACTAGGAACATATTTATTTTGAACATACATTGGCATTACATTCTCAGGTACCCATTTGGATACCTTCTTGCCATCATCAGTAGTCTTAACTACTTCAAATTCTTTAATAGGAAAACCGGTTAAGTCACCAATCTCCTCAATCTGAGCAAGATTAATCTTAACAACATTAAGACCTAGGTCTTTACCTATCTCGAGAATGGTACTTGTCTTACCAATACCAGCCTCACCCTCTACAGCAATTGCTACTGGGATTTTACCATTAGCCTGTAGATATCTATTGTTAGTTACAATATGATTTACAAATGTCTTTAACTCGTCTGTGTTAAGATTTACCTGTGTTGATTGTGCTTTACTCATTTTACTTAGTTTAATTTAATTTTAGGCCCGGGAAGTTCTTCATTCATATTAGATCTAGAAGAAATTACCCATAGCATTTTACCTCTTGGTTTTACACTACAGTAGCATTCGCCATCTGTTAAATAAATCATGCAGCTATAATGACCAATATGCTCATTATAATACTCGATTACTGGATCAAACTCGGTACCACCGCGTCCAAATATTTCTACAGTGTCTCCAGCCTTGTAAGGCTTGATACTATTAATCCTAGTGTCACATTGTAACACTGTGATATCAGTACCTGTTTTATACATATGATCAATCTCGTGGAAGAATTCTCTAAGCTCATCATCACATACAGAACCACTGGTATCTATAGCAACTAGGATGTGTCTCTTAGGTTTTATCTTAAGACCGGCCATCTCCTCAAAGCGCTTGTTGAATTTTCTTCTAAGCTTCTTTGTGAATACATTCTGAGAACCGCCAGCAAATCTTCTAAGATAACCTTTCCAGTCAAACTTAGGTGGCTCACTGCTGTTTATCTTATCTAACAAACCTTGCATCTCTCCAGGTAAAGTACCACGAGACTTAACTTGCTCTGCTACTTCTTTAAGAGTATGCTCTAGTTGTTTTTCTATAAGCTTCTTCTCTGCCTCAGGTAAATCTTCAAAGTCTTTCCATGTGCTATGATCAGGAACCGGGTCACCATCTTCATCGTGACTTTGTCCATTAGCTATAGCATCTAGAATCTTTTCTAATTTACTCTTGTCACCACCACCATTCTTCTGTTCTTGCTCCTTAGCTTTAGATAGGATTTCATAATACTCTCTACAACCTGCCTTAGGTGGTAAGTTATATTGTTTAAATGGATCACTATCTATAGTACACCCACCTTCTGGAAGATACTGCTTATCAATATACTGATTGATCTCCAAGTCCATAGCTATGTTAGCTAGTCTCTTATCTGCAAAGTTATCATGCATAGTAAGATGGAAGAATGCTATATGCAATAGCTCGTGCTTCAAGAGACCTATGCGGTGCTCATGACTCAAGCTATTCCAGAATTCCTCATTAATACTAAGCTGATAATTAATATTGTTCTTACTCACACCTGCGGTAGGAACTCTCTTTTCCCAAAGCTTGTTAAGCCCAATAAGAAAGAGCCCGTAAAAAGGCTCCTTCAACATTAGTTCTTTACTTGCTTTAGCTAGACTCTCATGTTTATCCATGTCTCTTAGTTAAGCTGATTTTATACTTGTCCATAAAGGTGAACCCTGCATCCTTAAGCTGTGTCTCTATCTCATTAGAGAAACGAGCTATAGCAAAGCTTTCTTGCAAAGGATCATCTTTCTTTTTCTGAGCAATATGTATAATAGTTGCCCAATCTACATTCTTAAAGTTACCGTCTTTAATAACAGCGTGCTTGTTTACAACAGCACTTATCTGATCAGTGAACAAGATACTTCTTTGCTCACTACTAATTTCGTTATACAGCATTAAGACATAGACTATGTTAGTGTCTATATCCATGTTCTCTAAGATGCTTTGTACAACACTAAGGTTACTCTTATCTGAAGAGTTAGCCATGCTAAGCATGTTGATGTACTCAGCTTCAGTAATTTTAAGATTACTAGTCATTTATCTTTTGGGTTTTTAACATCCACAACGGTGGATTATCTAGGTTAGTTATCCATTCTTTTGCACTTGGTATATAACCATTGCAATCTTCTTTTACATGTTGTTCACCTATATATCTTACCATAACCTTTTTACCGGCTGAGTTAGTAATATAGATGCCAAATATTTCTTCACATTGGAAGATGCCTTCACTATGATGTCTGAATAACCTGTGGCGACTATCTCCTAGCCACCCCTTAGTTTCATCAAACCACTCATGAATAGGTAAGTAATCTCCAATCTCCCCGCCCCATTTCTTAACAGAGCTGCGGGCATGGTCATATGGATGGGCCATTAGAATTCTATGTTCTCTAAAGATACTAATGCAGCTGCCTCAGTAACCTCCCTAACATAACCATCAATAGTAATCTTGTCTGTATCAGGTGTTATGATAACTGTACCGTATCCGCCATCATTATTATACCAATCCCACTGATAGTGTTGGTTTAATATATGATAACCTAAATCTTCACATAGTCCGCGTAGATCTTCGGCTACATCATCTACACTTTCCCATTTCTCTTTATAAAAATCTACATCATCTATGGATCCAGAATCTCCAGAGCCATCATATCTTATTTCTACACGCTGAATATCTAAGTCTCTTAGACGAGACATTAGCGCTGCTACTTTAGTACTTGCCATAATTACTTTTGTTTATAGAATCTTCCCAGAATATTTGCGTTTAACCAGAAGTCTTTCTCTAGTACTTCACACATAAATTGGTACTTTACTTCTTGATAAGAAAGCTCTGTCTTAGAGTAGCATATCTTTAGGATAGTTCTTCTAATAGCTAAACCATCCTTGTGAGCTTTCTTTAATACTTCATTACTACTATAGTAATTTTGATATACAGTTTTTCTTACACGCTTGTAAGTCTTCTTGCGTTTGTCAGTAGACAATGCCTTCTTAGAAAGCTTTGTCTTAACATCCGCAAAGAAGTTCTTCTTGCCAATG